GTGGAGGAAGAAGATGCCATTAATTAAGTCAACCAAAAAAGAAGCGTTTAAAAAGAATATTGCTACTGAAGTAAAGGCAGGGAAGCCTGTCAAACAGGCAGTCGCAATTGCTTATTCTGAAAAACGTGAAGCTGAAAAAGCTAAAAAGAAGAAATGAAAGCCAGTTTAGCAGTTCATTTACTAATTGCAATGGGTGTGGACGAACATCTATTTTTGAAGTGGCAAGCTGGTGCAAACCCACATTCAACCAAAAAAGGCCCAGGCCGAAAACACAAACAAGGAAAGAAATGATAACTTTAAACTTTGCACACACAGTCCAAGAATTCGAGCTAATCATGGCTGGACTCAGAAAACTGCCAATGGAGCTAGTCGTTGATTTACACAACAAACTAAACGTAGAAGGTAAAAAGCAATTTGATGCTCATCCTGAGAATCCAGCAAATCAACCTACAGACGTAGAACCAAAAGAATAATATGGAAACTCGCCCAGTAGGAAGACCAAGCCTGTATTTACCTGAATACTGCAAATTAGCAATTGAGCAAGGTAAACTAGGCAAATCAATTGAATCCATTGGTTGTACTATTGGTGTGGGGACTGCTACTTTATACCGCTGGAAAGATGAGCATCCAGAATTTCGAGAAGCCTTGGAAATTGCTCAACAATATGAGCTAGAGTGGTGGGAAACTATTGCTCAAACTCATATGGTAGAGAATAAAGAAAGCGATAGACTAAACGCTTCAATCTGGTCAAGATCAATGGCAGCGAGATTTCCAAAAAAGTACAGGGAAAGCGTAAAACAGGAAATAACTGGTGCGGATGGCGCTCCCTTAGTGACTAACATTGCAGTTAACTTTGTTAAGCCAGATGAAAGTTGATGCTGAGTTTCCGCAGAAATTACAATGTTTATTTAACCCTGAGTATTCTCGCTATCGAGTTTTATTTGGTGGTCGGGGCGGTGCTAAGTCTTGGGGAGTTGCTAGAGCGTTATTAATAAAAGGCGCACAAAAGACTTTAAGGGTGCTATGCGCTCGTGAGTACATGACTTCTATGAAAGATTCTGTACACAAATTATTGTCAGATCAAGTCATTGCGCTTAAACTGGATGGATTCTACGAAATCACACAAAACACAATCCGTGGTAAAAATGGCACAGAATTTAACTTTGTCGGTCTAAAAAACAATATTGCCAACGTCAAAAGCCATGAGGGCGCTGATGTGTGTTGGGTGGAGGAAGCTGCCTCTGTGAGTAGGCTTTCTTGGGATGTTTTAATACCAACGATCAGAAAAGAGAAATCTGAGATATGGATTACGTTTAACCCAGAGCTAGAGAGTGACGAGACTTGGGTTAGGTTTGTTGCAAATCCTCCTCCTAATTCTGTTGTTCAGAAGATAGGTTGGGCTGACAATCCTTGGTTTCCTCAAACGCTGAAGGACGAAAAAGATCAGCTAAAAGCACGAGATATTGAGGCATACAACACAGTTTGGGAAGGTTTGTGTAGGAAAACTGTGGATGGTGCGATCTTCCAGAAAGAGATTAACATGGCTGAGTTGGACGGACGGATTACACGAGTTCCGTATGATGCAATAAAGCCAGTCCACATGATCTTTGACCTTGGTTGGTCTGACAATACTGCCGTTTGGTTCTTACAGTTTGTCGGAATGGAGACCAGGTTGATCCGTTATTTCGAGGTCAATCAGACCAAAATGACTGATATTCTTGCGAAATGCCAGACATTTGGGTATGTGTTTGATACCCTGTGGTTGCCTCACGATGCGGAGAATAAGACTTTAGCTGGTAACGGCAGATCAATTGAGGAGATTGTGCGTAATGCTGGGTTTAAGACACGAATCTTGCCCAAAGTGCCAATTGTGGACTCGATTAACGCTGCTAGAACGATATTCTCTAATTGTTACTTTGACCGAGAAAACTGTCACCAAGGGTTGCAATGCTTGAGGCACTATCGGTACGAGGTTGATCCTGACACAAAACAATTCTCTAAAACTCCTTTGCACGATATTTGGTCTCACGGAGCAGATGCGTTTAGGTATATCGGATTGATGATTAATGAACCCAAAAAAATAAAACCCAAAAAATTAGATTTGCCACAAGGCAATTGGATGGGTTAAAATGATAAAAAAGGTGTAACATGGCTGAAGACGTACAAAGCGATGATTATGATGAGCGCATAGAATCTGCAAAGAAGTTCTTGCGCTTGGCAAACGAAGCAGATACTACAAACCGATCTGAAGCATTGGAGGATTTACGCTTTGGTGCTGGAGATCAATGGCCTGTTGAGATACAAAACAGTCGCACATTAGAGGCTCGTCCTTGTTTAACTATTAATAAGATAGACCCATCTGTACGTCAAATCACCAATCAAATCCGTCAGCAACGTCCAAGGATGAAGTGTCACGGAATGAACTCACAGAGTGACAAGAAACTCGCTGAGATCATTACTGGAATATTCAGGCACATTGAAGTGCAGTCTGATGCAGATCAGGCTTATGACAATGCAAACGACTTTCAGGTTCGCATGGGTTGGGGATATTGGAGGGTCACAACAGACTATATTGCGGACAATTCTTTCGATCAAGAGATATTTATTAAGCAGATTACTAATCCGTTTACAGTTTATTTTGACCCGAACTCTGTCATGCCTGATGGCTCAGATGCTGAAGAGTGCATGGTAACAGAGGTTGTTCCTAAAGCGCAATTTAGGTCAATGTACCCAGATTCTGACGATGGTGCAAACTTCACGCTTAGAGGAACTGGCGATTCTGATGCAATGTGGGTAATGAAAGAGGATATTCGGATTGCTGAGTATTTCTACACAGTTCGCAAGAAAACAAGCCTATTATTATTGTCTGATGGCTCAAAAGTATATAAAGAAGACTTTGATGAAGAATCAGGATTTGAAGTATTAGAAGAGCGTGAGACAGTTAGAAAAGATATTCATTGGTGCAAACTCACATCAATGGAAATCTTGGAAGAAGGGATTTGGCCAGGTAAGTACATTCCTGTTGTTCCTGTATATGGTCAGCAACTGATTGTCGATTCCAAGCGTAAGCGTTTTGGATTGATTCGCCAAGCCAAAGACCCACAGAGAATGTATAACTACTGGTCAACTTCAATGACTGAGTCAATTGCGTTAGCTCCAAAAGCTAAGTGGTTACTCGCAGAAGGTCAAGACGAAGGACACGAACAGGAATGGGCACAAGCTAATACTAAAGCGTTCCCGATCCTTAGATACAAGATGAAGGACATAGAGGGCACACCTGCTCCAGTTCCTACCAGAATTCAGCCTGAGCCTCCTCCGAGTGGTGTGATGGGCGCAATGGCGGTTATTGACCAAGATTTGAAGTCTGTTTTAGGTGTGTTTGATCCTAATCAAATACCTACAGGCAACATTTCTGGTAAAGCTCTAAATGGTCAACAACAACAAATTGACCTGACAAACTACCATTATTACGACAACTTTACTCGTTCGTTGCGTTGGACAGGCAAGATTATCCTTGATCTGATACCTAAAGTTTACGATACACAAAGGACTTTGCGGATTATCGGAGATGATGGAAAGCCTGATTTGATTACATTGAATGAGCGCAAAGTCAACGAAATGGGTGTTGAAGAAGTCTTAAACGATGTAACTGTTGGTGAATATGACGTTGTGATGGATACAGGCCCAGGGTACAACTCTAAACGCCAAGAGGCAGTAGATTCCATGATGAGTTTATTGACTGCTGACCCAACTTTAATGCAGACTGCTGGTGATTTGATCTTTAGAAATATGGATTTTCCTGGTTCTGACGTTATTGCGGACAGAATGGCAGCTGCGAACCCATTGGCCCAAATTAACGAAAAGTCTGATGTACCGCCACAAGTTCAGATGCAACTGGCGCAATCTCAGCAAGTTATCAAGCAATTGCAACAACAAATTCAGCAGATGCAAATGGAGCAAAAGTTCGGTATGTCTGTCAAGCAAATGCAAGAATCTGAAGAGACGAAGCGTGAGCTTATGCGCCAGACTGCTAGAGCGCACGACATTGAAATGCGAGATGCTGAACGTAAATACGTTGCAGAGCTAAATGTTCACGGCAAAGCACAAGATGCTGATTTGAAATCTCAGACACAATTAGAAGTTGAGCATATTAAAGCGCAAGTTGCTTTATTATTGGCTCAAATAGACAAGATGAGTGAGAAAGCATCTGCACAAGAATCAATTGAAAGAGCGATTTAGGGCATAAGCCCAAAACCTTACCTGTGAGGTACACAGGGAAAATCCGTAGGTAAAACTATGTCAGAAAAAGAAGCAGGAAATGTAATTACTGCAGACAATGCAGCCGATTTTTATGCACAAAAGTTAGGTTTAACTAACGAACCTCCAGCTGAGGCTGTAGTTGAGGAGACTCCTACAGAGCCAACTGAGGAAGTTGAGATTGAACCAGTTGAGCATGAAGAGGCGAAAGCAACAGAGAAAAAGAAGTCGGGGATTGATAAGCGGTTTAAGGAACTTACATCCGAGCGTGAGATGGCACGACAGGAAGCTGAACGTGAGCGCCAAGCAAGGGTAGAGTTAGAGAATCGACTTAAAGATTATGAGACAAGAACTGAGCAGGCAAAGAATCCTCAATTGGATGCAGAGCCACAACCAGCTCAATTCAACGATCTTGTAGAGTATTACAAAGCGTTGAGTGAGTGGAATACTGACAAAGCAATGCAAGAACGGGATCAGCGAGAACTTCAGTCTAGGCTTAATGCTGAAAAAGAACGTGTTATGAGTACGTTTAATGAAAGGCAAGATAAGTTTAAACAGGACAATCCTGATTACGTTGAAAAGGTATCGCAACTGCAGTTTCCTGCATCTCAAGAGGTGCAAGATGCTATTTTGACAAGCGATTACGGAGCTGAGGTTCTGTATCATTTGGGTAAAAACCCAGATATTGCCAAGAAGATAGTTGCAATGCCTTTGACAAAAGCGTTGAAAGAGTTAGGAAAGATTGAAGCTCAGTTTGAATCAAAGCCTGATGAAAAGCCTGTTGTTGGTAAGAGTAACGCACCCAAGCCGATTACTCCGCTTAGAGCGAGTTCTGCTGCTGCTGATACACCGATTGGCTCAGATGGTCAATTTCATGGTTCTTATCAGCAATGGAAAGAAGCGAGAAAAGCGGGAAAAATCAGGTAATTTTTTAAATTTTAAAGGAAATCAAAATGGCAAATAATCTGCTAACGATATCCAAGATCACCAACGAAGCCTTGATGGTCTTGGAGAACGAACTCACTTTCACAAGTGAAGTTGATAGAAACTATGATGACCAATTTGCGGTTGTCGGTGGCAAGATCGGTAATACTGTTAACGTAAGACGTCCTGGTCGTTTTATCGGTACTACTGGCCCTGCTCTTAACGTAGAAGACTTTAACGAGACATCAGTCCCAGTTACATTGTCTACTCAGTTCCACGTTGACACACAGTTTACAACGCAAGACCTTGCATTATCTCTGGATATGTTCTCTGATCGTGTATTGAAGCCTGCCGTTAACAGTAGCGGCCTAGTTCACTAAGAATTAGGAAAACTGTCCCTGATTGACTTGGACGGCCTGCGGAGGCTAACAAGGGGCAAGCAAGAGAAATCTGTGCAGCCTGAA